AGGCGTGAAGCAAGTCAAGGAACGTCACATTCCGACCGTGTCTTATTTTCTTCTTCACTGGCTTCGAAGGGAACACTTTGACTTTTATAAACGAACGAATTGGTACGACGCGATGAAGGACGAAACACATCCATTGTCGAACACTATAAAAACAATTGACAACGATTTCAATGCGTTGGCGCGTGACATCGTCGCAAACGAAGGCAAGGGAATTTTCTACGCAAAGAACAAACTGGGAATGCACGACCGCCAACAAGTCGAAACACGAACGGTTGAAAGATTCGATTTCGATGTCAACGATTAAAGGTTATCGACCGCACAAACACCAGCTTGAAATTCATCAAGCAATCAACCAAGGAAAAGAAAAGTATTTCGCTTTGAACATCGGACGGCAATTCGGAAAGACAATGCTCGGAATCAATCAACTTCTTTGGTGGGCAATCAACGACCGTGGTTGCACGATTGCTTGGGTGACACCAGTTTACAAACAAGGAAAGAAGGTGTTCGCTGAACTTGAACGCGCCGTCGCGAAGTCAGGATTGTTTGAATTCAACAAATCCGATTTGCGAATCACCGGGTTCGGTTCATCGATTGAATTCTTTTCAGGTGAACGACCAGATAACATTCGAGGTAACACATTCGACTACATGGTCGTCGATGAATTCGCGTTCACACGTCCTGAACTTTGGGACGAAGTATTGTCAGCGACGGTCTTGGTCAAAGGAAAAAAGGTCATCTTCATTTCAACACCGAAAGGAAAGAATCATTTTCACCGGGTGTGTCTTCAGCAAAATTACGACGACCGTTATAGATATTTTCATTTCACCAGCTTCGACAATCCTATGATTGATCCGAAGGAACTTGAAGAACGCAAGCGGTCATTGCCTGACCATGTGTTTCGTCAAGAATACCTTGCGGAATTCATGGACAACGCTGGTGGCTTGTTCAAGGGTGTGTCGTCGTGTATCGGTCAAGGTGAACGAACATCGCGAATGTATGGCGGTCTTGACATCGGACGCGCTGACGATTACACGGTGTTGACAATCCTGAACGAACATGGTCACATGGTTCATGTCGAACGCTGGCGACACGATGACTGGTCGCGAATCATTGACAAGGTTGCGAACTTGATTCGAAGCTTCAACGCAATCACCACGGTCGAAGTCAACAACCAAGGCGACGTGTTCTTCGAAATGCTTCAAAACACATTGAGAAACAAGGTCGTTCCATTCGTGACCACATCGAAGTCGAAACCGATATTGATTGAAGACCTTGCGCTTTCGTTCGAACAACAATCGATTCGTGTGAACGATGTCAAATGGTTGCTTGACGAACTTGAAAGTTTTACTTACATTTACAATCCGAAAACAAGGAACGTTCAATATAGCGCACCGACTGGACTACACGACGACGGTGTGATGTCGTTGGCGCTTGCGTGGAATTCCATGAAGAACAACAAGTCGAAAGGGAAATACAACACTTTGAGAATATGAAAATAAAATTACCAGCTTCGATTCACGAATGCAAACCTGACCAGCTTGTCAAATGGTTGATGTTAGCTGAAGTCATCAAGGAAAAGCAAAACGATGAATTGTTTCAAATGCTTGACTTTCAATGTCAGCTTATTTCAATCTTTTCAGGAATGAAGGTCAACAAGGTCAAGCAACTTGCAATCGAAGACGTTCAACGTTTGTCTGGTCACTTGACGCGAATGATTGCGAATTACAATTATTCCGAACCGCTTGGTGAAGTGACGGTCAACGGTCAGCGATATGTCTTTGAAAAAGATTTCCGTTTGATTAGCACTGGACAAATCATTGACTTGAAACTAATCGACGACGTGGCAAGTGATCCAGTTCAGGCACTCGCGATTTGTTATGTCGAAGAAGGATTCGAGTATTGTCAAGAAGACGACCGTGGTCGTGTGTTGAATCCGAATGACAAACGATACAAAGCGTTCAAGGAACAATTCGACGGCGAAGAATTCATGAACTTCTTCGGTTTTTTTTTGCGCGAATCATCGAAGCGGAACGACGCTATATTGGCAATCCAGACGATACGGACGATGATGAATCAAAGACAAGCGATAGCGAACTTAAAGATAACGAATGGTTCACATGGACAAGAATACTTCAACGACTTGGACAAGAACTTGGAACAAGCATTGACGCAATCACTAAACAACCGTATGTGAAGACATTGTTCTGGATGAATTACTTGAAGCTGAAAGACGAACAAGAATACATATTAAACAAACAACGTTGACATGGCTGACTTTGATTTCCTTGAAGAATTCGGGGTGTCGGTTGCCGAAGCTGAACAACCAAAAAACGTCTACGAAAAATTCATTCTAAACGTTGGTAACAAAGTAACCACCGACCTTCGTGAATACATTCAGCAAAACGCAATGAACACTGGTGCGCTTGCGCAATCGGTTGTGTACTTTCCGACTGGTGCGTTGTCGTTTGAAATTCAGGCGGACGATTACTACAAATTCGTCGACCAAGGTGTGAACGGAATCGCGGTCAATCATGCAAGTCAGTTTTCGTTTCGTTATCCGGGTGTGTCATATAACATGGCGAAGGCGATTCAAGAATGGAAAGGACTTGAAATGTCGCACGCGTTTGCGATTGCTTCGAACATCAAGCAACGTGGTTTGAAACCGAAGCTTATCACGGACAATGTCATCAATGACAAGGTGCTTGAAATGATTGCGAAGGACTTGACCGAAATCACTGGATTGACGTTTGAAATTAAATTCGAAAAGACAACTGAAAAATGGCAATAACAATTACACAACAACCGCAACGATTTCAACCAGCGTGCAATCCGTATGTGTGGGTTTTTGAAAGCGACCAAACGGCGCAACCGAACTTCAGCTTCATTGTTGAACTTTACGTCGGTGGATCACTTGTATCGACACATCAAGTGTTCAACGAATCTGGCAATTACGCAAGGTTCGACGCGAGCGGTGACCTTCGTTGTTTATTGACAAGCGAAATGGTGACAACTGGCGCGTTGCTTACTTTTTACGATCCAGCGGTTGATGTGGTAAACATTCGTGTTTACGAAAAGTACGGAACGCCACCAGTGTTGTCAGGAACGTTTGTGACTGGACTTGTGAACAGCGCATGGAACGCTTCGCTTCGACATCCTGACTTCATCGCATACGACCACTTTGACTACATGGTTTCAAGGACGAACACGAATTCAGGGAACATTCTTTTCTTGACTGACTTTCCAAGAACAAGAAAGTATTTCGTCGGACTTTACGAAAGCGCGTTCCTGACATTCATCAATCGAAGCAAACCTAACGTTGACTTTTATTTGAATCTTTACGATATCACTGGAACATTGATAACAAGCTACACGAACACGATTGGTGTCGGTGACTTGAACGTGATTGATTGCGCACCACAAAACTTGATTGCGAACACAACGGTCACATTGCTTGACTTTCAATCATGCGCTTATTTCACGGTGCGCGTTCAAGGTCTTGATCCGGGAACGAATTCAGGATTCAGCGAATTGTTCACATTCTGGATTGACACCGAATGTCATCGATACGACACACAACGACTTCACTGGTTGAACAAGCTTGGTGGGTGGGATTCATTTACCTTTACGCTTGTGTCAACGAATTCAACCAAGGTCAAGACATCGGAATATCAAAGGGAACGTGGTCAATGGGACAACACTGGAACGGCTTGGGAATACACACGTTATCATGGTGAACAAATGGCGTTCAACAAATATGCAACCGACACGACCATTTTGAATTCCGACTGGATTCACGAAAGCGTTCAACAATGGTTGGTGCGTGAACTTTACGAATCACCGAAAGTTTATCTTGAAGTGACACCCGGTGCATTTGAACCAGTGAAGGTCACGAATGAAGATTTCAACTTGAAGCAACGACGCGTTGACGGATTGATTCGTGAAACGGTCAACCTTCAAAGAACATACACATACAATTCACAATTGACTTAATGGCTGGCGAACTTTACATAAACAACCGATTAATCGACATCGACCAAGCGTTGCCATTTCCGTTGACGTTCAACATTGCTGACATCCGCGATGTGTCCGCGCGTAAAGGAAACAAGTCGAAGACAATCACGATTCCCGGAACGAATTCGAACAGCGCAATTTTCCGTTCCATTTTCTTGTTGACTTATACCGACGAAACCACCGACACGAATTCAGCGTTCCTTGACTTTGATCCAAGTATTAAAGCAACGGCACGATACTACAACAACGGAATTCTTGAATTCAATGGAATCGCACAACTTCAGGAATGTAAACTAATCGACGGAACATGGTCATTCGATTTGACCTTGGTGTCGGATACGATTGACTACATTTCCAGAATGAACAAGGTCAAGATAAACGAACTTGACTTCAGCGAATTCAATCACGCGTTGACGAAGGCGAATCAATTCGAAACATGGAATGGATTGAATCAAATCAACGGTGTGTCAACATCAATCAAAACTGGTTCGGACTGGAATGGCGTCGGTTACTATTATGGATTGATTGATTACGGTTATCGACACCACGTTCAACGCGACCGATTTGATTGTGACGAAATTCCATTACAAGTTTTTGTTTATGGAATCTTGAAGAAGCTTTTCGAATACGCTGGAATCACTTGGTCGTCGAAATTCTTTGAAACGCAAAGATTCAAGAAACTTTTAATGGCTTACTTCGGTGGAAACTTTCCGACGATTTCGCCGTCACAATCTACGAATGATTCGGTTTTTTCAACTGAAAACAACAACGCTTCAGGTTTCATAATTAACGGTTCAACGAACGCAACGAACAACCTTGTTTTTTGGTCGGATGTATTCCTGAACGATGTGGTCGATGTTACCTTGGTTAGTGATCCGATTTCTCAAACAACTTCGACAACGCCGTTTGTCATCAACGCTGGAACGACTGGAATGTACACGGTTGAATATAACGGCAATCACCAGTTCGATGTGACATTTGACCAAACCGCAACGAATTACTTTGCTTTTCAATTGCGCTTGACGATTTACAAGAATGGCGTAAACATTTCGCAAGACGTGATTTACCAAGGTGTGTGTGACAACGTGGTTGGTAACTACACGAACAACTTCACATTCAATTATTCACGTCAAATAAATTGCGCAATCAACGACGCAATAACATTCCGAGTAACTTTGATTGTTGACACCGCTTCGTCAACCATGACTGGTGTGAACAACATAACACGAAACATTTCACTAAGCACTTCAGGAACACAAGTCAATTTCGTCAAATCACTTCAAGAACTTGCGCCGGGTGGAACGGTTTCGGTTGCGTCTTTTTTGCCTGACATGACTGGTGACGTTTTCTTCAAAGGTTTAATAACGATGTTCAATTTAATGGTAAAACCAGCGACGGACAATCCAAGTGTTTTGGAAATCGAACCGTTGTCGGAATTTTACACGTCGTCACAAGACGCGCTTGACTGGACGCAATTGATTGACTATTCGAAAGAACTGAACGTTCAACCGACAATCAACTATGCGTCGAAGGAATACAATTTCAACTTCAAACAAGACGGTGACTTTTTCAACACACAATATCAAAACGAATTCCTTGACAACTACGGTGAATTTCAAATCTTGTCACAAAGTCAATACGCGACGCAAGTGACGAACATGACATTACCGTTCAGTCAAAAACCTTTGGTTGAAATTCATGCAGATTTAATTGTTCCTTGTCCTTATCAAGTCAATCTTGATTCCGTGGGGAATGGTCAAATCGTTCCGAAAAAAGGAACGGCGTTCATCGTGTACGTTGGTCGAATGCGTCCAGCTACATGGAAATATCACGACGAATTCAACCACCAAACCAACTTGACGACATATCCTTACGTCGGACATTTGGACGACATCGACACACCGACATCGGACTTGAACTTCGGTGTTCCTGAATCGGTTTACTATCCAGCGACGGTTTACACGAACAACAACTTGTTGCAATATCACAACACGTTTATTCAGGAACTTGTGTCACGTTACGGAAAGCTTTTGACTTGTTATGCAAAGATTGACACGGCAATAATCAATACGCTTGATTTCCGCAACTTAATCAACATCAATGGCGTTGTGTATCGTTTGCAAAAGATAAGCGATTACGATTCAACCAAAGACCGAACGACACAAGTCGAATTGTTGCGATTGATCCAAGGTGAAGGAACACCGCAAGAAGATGAATTCGAAACTGAACGTTAAACGCCGTTGACGGTAATAACACAAGTAAACAATAATTCAATAATATAAACGACTTTTTAACAAAGCTTTATGGCAAACAAAGAAGCGGTCTTCACCGTCAAGGTCAACACCGGGAATTCGGTTCAAGACCTTCAAAACGCGGACAAGGCGGTCAATCAACTTGGCAAAGATTTACAGCACACACAAGACATCGCACAAGATACAAGCGGAACCGACGCACTGGCGCAACGGCTTGCGGAACTTGACGCACGTCTTGAAGCTGGTGGATTGTCAATGCGTGACATGACCAAGACAATGAAGGAATACCAGAACATCGCAATTCAAGCTGGTGCAAGTTCACCGATTGGTGCGCAAGCGTTACAAAACGCTTCAGGATTGAAGGACGAAATCGGTGACTTGAAAGCGCAAACGACCGCGTTGTCATCGGACTTCGTTGGTCTTGACACGGCAATGGCTGGAATCGAAGTCGGCGCGTCGGCGTTCATGGGTGTTCAAAGCGCAATGGCTTTGACTGGTGTTGAAAATGAGAAATTGACACAAACAATGGTCAAGCTTCAAGCGGTTCAAGGTCTTGTGAATTCAGTCACGACGATTGCAAACAAATTAAATTCGGATTCAATTCTCGGAATCCAGCTTCGGACGGCTTGGGAAAAATTAAAGAATTCATCGTTCGTTCAAGGAACGGTTGCAACCACCGCACAAACGACCGCGATTGGTGCGCAAACTGGTGCAACCGTAGCAAGCACCGTTGCAACATCCGCTTCGACTGGTGCGTTGAAATTGTTTCGACTTGCTTTGATTTCAACTGGTATCGGTGCAATCGTTGTTGCGCTTGGATTGTTGATTGCTAACTTCGACACCATTTCAAAATATGTTTTGATAGCGCGTGAAGAATTTGAAAAGCTTGGTCCGGGTGCGAAGATTGCCATCGGACTTATTGTCCTTGCGTTCGCGCCATTGCTTGTTGTTATTTACGGCGTGGTCAAAGCGCTTGAATACTTTGGTGCTGTTGACGACGCACAAACAGCGAGGATGAAAAAGAACGCACAAGACCACACCGAAGCGGTCATCAAAAATGCTGACAAGCGAGCGCGTGCAATCAAAAGAGAACAAGACGCAACCGACGCGAAATATACGCACGAAATCAACATGGCGAAAGCTTCAGGAAAGGACACCTATGAAATGGAATTAATGAAGGCGAAAGCGCACTTGGCAAGCGGTCGCGTTTTTCTTGAAGTTCAAAAATCAAAAATGCAAGCGATTCGTGCTGAAATGGAATTGTTGCTTGAAAATGAAGACGTGGATTCCGACCGTTACAAAGCGTTGAAAAAACGACTTGAAGCTTCAAAGAAAATAATTGCGGACAGCTACAAAGACAATGTCGCAACGAAGAACGCGATTGAAGTAATGGTTGCCGAACACAACCACGAGGTCGAAAAACAAGCGCAAGACAATGCAAAGAAAGCGTTTGAATCGCGACAAAAGTCAAATGAAAAAATTAAACAAGCACAAGCACAAGCGGACGAAAAATCGAAAGAAGATTTAAGAAAGCACAACAATGAAATGATTGCTGAAGAAGAAGCGCGTGACGAAGCAATCCGACGTTCGAAGCAATCCGCTATGCAAAACGAACTCGATGACATTCAAGATGAATACTTTCAAAAAATCACACAAGCAAAACAACTTGGTGAACAAGGCGCGCAATTGGTTGCACAACTTGAAGCTGAAGAAGCAACTAAAAAAGCTGAAGTTCGAAAAAGATATTCCGACGCGCAATTGAAAATTGACGCTGACAATGAAACAAAGCGACGTGAGCGACAAAAATTCCTGAACGATATTGTTTTGGACGACGAGCAAAAGGCGCTTGAAGAATTGAACCAGACAACCGAAGACGCAAAAAAAGAATTGCTTCGTCGATTGAATTCAACGGATGAAAACGAACGAATCACCAAGGAACAACATGACAACGCTTTGATTGCTCTGGAACAAAAGAAAGCGGACAAGATTCTTGAAATCAATAAAACAGCTTCGGAAAAAGCGAAAGAAGAAGGAATCAAAAATCGTGAAGAATCTTTGAAGGATGTTTCGACATTCCTTGAAAATGCGCAAATGGTCATGAATCATTTGAAGACCGTTGACGCTTTAATGGACGAAATCGACCAAGCACGATTGAACAAGATACAAGGACGACGCGATGAAGACCTTGAAAATCTTGACGCGAAAATGCAAGCTGAATTAAGCGCTGAAGGATTGACCGCTGAACAAAAGACCGCCATTGAAGAAAAGTTCGCGAAACAAAAATACGCTGTTCAGGTTCAAGCTTACGAAGCTGAAGAAAAAATTAAGAAGCAACAATTCATGCGTGACAAAGCAATCAAGCTTGGTCAGGTTGCAATCGATACGGCGTCCGCAATCGTGAAGGCAATCGCACAATTCGGACCGCCACCATCACCCATGGGAATCGCTGGTATCGCGTCGGCTGGTGTCATAGGTGTGACGCAAGCACTTGCAATCGCGAATCAACAATATAAAGCTGGTTCAGCACCAAGTGCGCCGAACTTTTCAACTGGTGGTGGTGGTGGTGCTTCAATGGCTGGTGCTGGTGCTTCGTCCTTCACGGCTTCGACAACTGGAACGTCAACGGCTGGATTGCTTGGTGAACAAGGCGCAATGACCAACAACATTCCTTCGTCACAAGTTTTTGTCCTTGAAAGCGACATTAGTCAAACGCAAAACAAAGTCAAGCTTCAGGAATCCAAAACAAGTTTTTGATCCATGACCGACCGCGCGTTGTTAGGAATGAATCGGACGTGGAAAAGCAACCATAAGTTCGAAGCAATTCTTCAGCTTTGGGAATGTTGTCTTTTGCAAGCTTGACATTGTGACCTTTGCGAATTAATTCAGGCAAGTTCATGTTCAAGTAAATTGATTTGATAAAATGGTTGTATCGTTGCCATTCGATAAGTTCAAAGATTTCAAGCAACTTATCCGAATTCATCAACACTGGCGAATGTGTTTCGAAATTCCACAACGGGCGTTCATAGTATTTCAAGAATTCAATCGTGTTGAACATTGCTTCACGATAGTGTGAAGGATGTCGTATATTCAATTCGAATTCACCGACGTGAATCGGAATGTCGGCGCGAAGTTTTGGCGTGATATAAAAGTCGTCGTTCATGTAGATGAATTCACCACCACGTTCACGCGCATACGTCAACATTTTATTCGTCACGTCCGAACCACGAATGTTGTTTAATTGTGGACAAGGAATGTTGTCAATGGTCGCGACCTTGTCACCAACGGTGACGATATGCGCTTCAGGAAAAGACATCCGAATGAATCGGATTGATTGTTGAATGTCGAAGTCATCGCGACTTCTTCGGTAGGGAAATACAAATGTCATCGAACAAATTTACATAATATAGTAATATGAAAAAAGATTTACCAATTTACGAAATCGTTATTGACTTGAACGATCCAGAAACAACCGTGTCATTCAATTCGTTGGTTGAATTTCCAGCGCATGAAAAGAACTTCGAAATGTTCGGAAAGAAAGTCAAGTACGAATTCAACGAAGAACAACAAGTCATCACCGGGATTGCGATTTCAGCGGACACACCGATTTATCGTTACGACGAAGAATCGAAAGAAGAATACTATGTCGTATTTAAGAAGGACGCCATTCGCGACATCGTTCTTGATTACGCACGTCGGAACAATTTCAACAACGTGAATCTTGACCACAATCCACATGAGGTCGTTGACGGCGTGTTCATGATTATGTCTTACCAGATTGACAACGAACGTGGATTCACCGCGCCTGAACGATTCAAGGACGCGAACGACGGTTCATGGTTGGTGTCTTACAAAGTGACTGACAAGGCGTTGTTTGAAAAAGCGAAGAACGGTGAATTCAATGGATTCTCGATTGAAGGTGTTTTCATGTTGCTTGAAACGGACAAGACCAAAGAATCCGAATTCGAAGCAATCTTGAAAGAAGTTCAATTATGGCGACGCAACATCGAACGAATCCGAATGTTCAACGACTATCCTGAAGCGGTTTCAAATAATGCGAAACGTGGAATTGAATTGAATCAAAAGAATGGGAACAAATGCGCCACAAGGGTTGGTCGTTTACGCGCGACTACGTTGGCGAATCGTGACACCGTATCGGTTGCTATAATCAAAAGAATGTATTCGTACTTGTCACGCGCTGAAGCTTACTACAATGAAAGCGACACGTCCGCTTGTGGAACGATTTCATTCTTGTTGTGGGGTGGCAAAGCTGGACTTCGTTGGTCGGAATCTAAATTGAAGGAACTTGGTGAAATATAAATTTTCGAACAACTTTACATAATATAAAAA